GTACCGCATCGTTTCTTGCGGCCTAGTTTCTTGTAGATGTTGAAAGCCTTACCGTATGAACAACCAGTGGCCGCTGTCAGAGCGACAACCGAACACATGTTGTTGTCTCGGTAGTACTTTTTGGCGATGTGCTTTATTTGCTCATAGTTTTGGTATCTACACATCAAACAGCTCTCCAAGTGTAAACTACACCTAGATGACGAATGACGCGTGAATCCTTGTAAACACAGTCCGTAGAGTCAGTCGCAAGGTATCCGCGACTTACAGAAAATGTTTGGTCAATCTTCACAAGTCGATAGAACGGGTTTAAATGTGCAAGTATGATTTTCAATGTAAACATGATATTTCCTCCGATATGTTTTATTTGAGAGACTCAACGCCTAACCGTATACGGGCCGAATCTCTCAAGGTAAAACACACAAGAAGTAACATGAGATAAACTGATAGTACTCAGGATATGGCTATTCAATGGTGAATCCTTGGCTTCATGTTTCCAAAGCTTTGCCGCCCTTTCCTCCACTCTCTCTGCTTCTAGCTGGACTCCACTATCTGGCAATGCCAAGGCACTGTGTGGGTCTACCTGTCTCTCTTGCTAGTTACATACTGAGCTTCGAGTCACGCACTCTCATGGGGTACTTGTAGTGCGTAGGGTGATAAGAACACATCTAGAATATGGTCGTCAAGTACCATACATAAAAAAATATACTGGTCTTTTGTACAGTAGTCCGTGGGTATAGATGTAAGGTGTTGAATGGGTAATCGGTTGGGCTAATGGGTGCTTAACTAATCCTCACATCCAATCATGGCAATTCGGTCACCAGCAGGGCATTCGGGCCAGAGGGGGGGCGCTCGTGCGGTAGGGGGGGTTCGACTTAGGGGGGCGGGGGCGGGCAGGCGCGCGTTTAATTCATATAGTACCCACCCAAACTTGCAAAAGGCCAATTTTAAAAAAGAAGCGAAATAGCTTTCATATCAACGAGTTATACTTTTTGGTATTTTTCGCTAAATATTGGTATGATTTACTTTCTATTAAGGAGATATGATATGAAGAATCAAGCAAAGCATTGGGCTAAGCCTACCTATAAAACTATTCGTTTAGGCTTTGAGATTACTATGTATTTCAAACATGAATGATTTGAATGCACCAAGCGGTATTAGTGACTGTTCTGTAGAGGAAGAACCTAAACGGAAGAGGGGTAGACCTCGTAAACCTGATAGGTTGTTAACTCGTCAACAGTGGGAGGATGAGGGTAAGAAGGCTAAGGGTAGACCTAAGGGTATGAGGACTGCCATTAAGAAGTTAGAGGAACGCCTCCTATCCGCTAATAGAATAGAACACGTCATAGATGCTATTGTTAAGGCTGCTGAAGACCCTGAACATAAGAATCAGGCCGCAGCCTGGAAGCTTATAATGGATAGAATGGCCCCTCTAAGTCATTATGATAAAACAAAAGGGAATGAAAAGCCAGTAATTCAAATCAACGTATCCTCTATAGACCGCATAGATACTAGCGTTCAGGACATTGAGGGTGAAATAGTAGACTAACTAGGAGTTAAAACCCTATGAGTAAGATATATCCAGAAGGCGACTTGAAAGTTACTTTATTAGAGTTAGAGGGTCGGTTGTTAACCGCAATAGATTGTTTAGCTTATGAGTCTGGTGATGAGGATGCTGGTAACAGTATGAAGTTCTCTCAGGCAGCATTGAATCTTGCTCACACCTTACAAATAGTGAAGTCAATACATAATGAATAGACTTGCTGACCAACTAGCCAAACACGAAGGGGTTAAACGCTTTGCTTATAAATGCCCCGCTGGTAAGTTGACTATAGGAGTCGGTAGGAATATTGACGAAGATGGTGGATTAGGACTGTCTGATGGTGAAATCTACACCCTATTAAACAACGACATCCAAAGAACTGATGAAGAATTAACCAATGCCTTTCGTTTCTATGAAGATTTAGATAGAGTTCGTAAGGATGCAATGATTAACATTTGCTTCAATCTAGGTCTAACACGTCTCAGAAGCTTCAGACTGGCCCTTAAACTGATGGAAACAAAAGACTACCCTGAGGCTTCAATGGAGTTTTTAGACTCTCTATGGGCCTCTCAGGTGGGTCAGAGAGCCTTAGACATAGCACACATGATTCAATACGGAGAATATCCTGATGAAGGGCGTTAATCACTACAAGAAAGATGGAACCCTCCATAAAGGTGGTACTCATAAAATGCCCAATGGTGAGTTACATTCGGGGGCTAAACACACAAGTTCTAGTGTTAAGCTCTTTCATTACGGTGAGCTGAGTAAGAAGGCTCAAGACAACGCACGTTCAAACTGGAGATAATTATGTACGGCAAACCACGAAAGAAAAAAGTAAAGAAGCCTAAGTAATGGCTCGTCGATTCTCAAGAGTTCCTAAGACTGCTAGGGGTACTCCTGTTAAGTATGTCCGTGGGTCTAAAAACAAAAAGGCTACGGAAGACGAGATAAAGTCTACATCTCGTAAATACAAAAAGGGAAACCTCACTAAAGCTGAGATGGACGCTATAGTTAAGAGGAGGTCTAAAAGTGCCAAAAAAAACAAAAAGTAGCACAGCTACTACGCTGAAGAATATGTCTGAAAAGTACAATGTACCTGTAGGCATATTGAAACAAGTAGTAAAGCGTGGACAAGGTGCGTACTTTTCTTCTGGCTCTCGTCCTGGTCAAACCCCTACATCGTGGGGCGTTGCTAGGGCTAGGTCTTTTGCTTCTGGCTCTGGTGGTGCTCGGAAGGCTGATGCTGACCTTTGGAAGAAGGTTAAAGCCAGACGTAAATGAACTTAGATATACAACTACTAGATTGGCAGAAAGAGGTCTGGAACGACTCTACCCGCTTCAAGGTAGTCGCAGCAGGCCGTAGGACAGGTAAATCCCGTCTTGCGGCCTATTTGCTTCTAGTCAACGCCTTACAAGCTACTAAAGGGCATGTCTTCTATGTGGCCCCTACTCAAGGCCAAGCTAGAGATATTATGTGGAACCTCCTCTTAGAATTAGGAGGGGACATGGTTGAAGGCTCCCACGTTAACAACTTACAGATTAAGTTAATTAACGGGATTACCATTTCTCTAAAGGGGGCTGACAGACCTGAGACAATGCGTGGTGTCTCCCTAGCCTACTTAGTATTAGATGAATACGCAGACATGAAGCCTGACGTATGGGAGTTGATTTTACGCCCAGCTCTGTCAGACTTGAAGGCAAGTGCTTTGTTCATTGGGACACCAATGGGTAGAAACCATTTTTATGACCTCTACAAACAAGCCGAGTTAGGTGGCGACCCCAACTTCAAAGCATGGCATTACACTAGCTATGATAACAATCTCCTAGAAAAGAATGAGATTGACCAAGCCAAGATATCTATGTCCTCCTACGCTTTTAGGCAGGAGTTCATGGCATCCTTTGAGGCCCGTGGTTCCGAGATGTTTAAGGAGTCCTGGGTTAGATTCTCAGAGGAAGAGCCTGATGGCGATTACTACATAGCCATTGACTTAGCTGGCTTTGAGGAGGTTGGGAAGAAAAACAAAACCAAAAATCTTGACAACACTTCTATCGCCGTGGTAAAGGTGGGTAGCCAAGGGTGGTGGGTTAAGGATATAATCACGGGTAGGTGGTCTTTAGACCAGACTGCCCAGAAGATATTTCAAGCTGTTAGGGACTATCAACCTATCTCTGTGGGTATAGAGAAGGGTATAGCCCGTCAAGCTGTAATGTCTCCATTAACTGACTTGATGAAGAAGTATTCTCGTTTCTTTAGGGTTGAAGAACTAACCCACGGAAACAAGAAGAAAACAGATAGGGTTATGTGGGCGTTACAAGGAAGATTTGAGAACGGCCTTATTAACCTTAACAAAGGTGAATGGAATGTTCAATTCATGGATGAACTATTTCAATTCCCTGATGCCCTAACACATGATGACATGGTAGATGCACTAGCCTACAAAGACCAAAGGGCTAACGTCTCCTACTCATACGACTTTGAAGAAGACCACTTTGATGTGGTCGATATGGTAGCTGGTTACTAATATGCTTGATAAAGAAGAGTTTGCAATTCTACAAAGCGTTGAAAGCTGGGTTATGGAGCAATGTAACTCATGGCGTGACCACTTTGATAATAACTACCAAGATAAGTTTGAAGAGTATAATCGTCTGTGGAGAGGACAGTTTTCCGCAGAAGATAAGACCCGTGACTCAGAAAGAAGCCAGATTATATCCCCAGCCTTACAACAGGCTGTTGAATCCTCAGTAGCTGAAATTGAAGAGGCTACATTCGGAAGAGGAAGATTCTTTGACATTAAGGATGATTTGAGGGATGGTGAACCTCAAGATGTTGTATTCCTTAGAGAACAACTTTATAGAGACTTTCAGCAAAACAAAGCAAGAAAGGGTGTTGCTGAGT